GCGAAACTCGGAACAACGACAGGTGCAAAAGTCGGATTCTTCGGCACAACGCCTATCGGCAGAAAGGCTGTTTCCCGTGCCACCGGTTCTACCGTTGCGTCCTGCAATACGGCAATCAACAACCTTATTACAGCGTTAAAGGCCTATGGACTGATTAGTTAGGAGACATCTAATATGCTTGAAATCTATAACAGCGCCGGGACGCTCCAATGCAGCTTCCCGCGTGTGCTCTCGGCGTCCCTCTGTGACAAGCTGTCCGGAGAGCGGACGCTTTCGTTCTCCGTCCTCGCCTCCCGGTCGCAACCACTTCGGGTCGGCATGACCGCGAAGCTGGACGGTCAGTTTTACAACATCGTCCGTGTATCCAAGAAGATCACGGGCGGCTTTCCGGTCACGACGGCGCAGTGCGAACACATCACCTATCTGCTGAACGAGGAGCAGTACAATCTCGTGACCTTCGTGTTTGAGGGAACTCCGGCAGACGGCATGGTGCAGCTGCTGTCCGGCACTCCGTTTTCTGTTGGCGTAATCGAAGCGACCGGGCGCGTGGAATGCGCCTTCACCGACCAAAGCCCTCTCAGCCGCCGCAGCGCGCTCATGCGCTTTATTGACGCCTGCGGATGCGAGGTGGAATATGACGGGTACAAAATCAACCTGCGCAGGCATCGCGGCAGCACCGTTCGCAAATCTTTGATGGACGGCGAGAATGTGACCGATCTGGCCGTGACCATTGACAGCCGGGAGAATACGCAGTCTTACGAAATATCTCTCTTCAAAATGGCGGACCTGCAGGCGGGCGACGAGGTGAACATCACCTATACGCCGATGGGCGTGAATGTGGACACGCGCATCATCAGCATTGAGTACGACCCCTTCTACCGCTACACCGTGCGAGTGGAGGTCGGCGACTATGTGCCGAACCTGCTTGCATCCACCGCAACACAGTTAGATCGGGTACGGCAGGAGTTCAAGGCTGCGGACGGCAAGCTGCTTTCCAGCATTCAGACTGTGGACGGGAATCTCTCCACGCTCTCGCAGACTGTGAGCGGCTTTAATACGCGCATTGAAAACGCCGAAGGCGCGGTATCCACGCTGTCCCAGACGGTCGGCGGCTTTAATATGCGAATTGAAAATGCGGAAGGCTCCGTTTCCACCCTGACGCAGACCGTGAACAGCTTTAAGACCCGCATCGAGACGGCAGAGGGCAACATCACCTCGGTCACGCAGACGGCAAACAAAATCAACTGGCTGGTGAAGTCCGGCACATCCGCCTCTGATTTCACCATGACCGACCGCGCCGTCAAGCTGGTGGCAGATAAAATCGACCTCTCCGGCTATGTGACTGTCTCTGCCCTCGGCACGGCGGGCAAGACCACCATCAACGGTGCGAATATCACCACCGGCACCATCCATGCTGACCGCATCGACACCTCCACGCTGAAGGTAAAGACCATCTACTCTCAGTCCGGCAAGGTCAGCTTGAAGGAATATACCAGCACCACTATGTACATCGGCGGAGACGGTACTTGGAACTACGACTACACCTATATCTTCGCCGGAACACAGATCAAACTCGCAAGTTGGGACGGCGTTGGTACCCACGCACTGGTCATTGACACGAAAAACCACTGCGTCCGACCGGCTACCATTGTGGACTGGGATCTCGGAAACATCTCCTACACCTTCGGAAACATCTGGTGCGAGAAGATCACGATCCGCAACGGAAACAACGACGGGTATATTGGCTTTAACGGCGGCACCTTTGAGATCGTGGCAAACGGCGCGGCGGTCAACCGTCTCGGTTCGTCCGTCTACTATTGGGATACCGGGTACATCAGCAAGCTGTACCTGAACAGCTCCTGCTATCTGGACGCATTCGGCAGTTCGCTGCGGGTAAACGGTACCGTTATCGGCGGCTCCGATCCCAACATGGCAGGTAAAGAGGTCAAAATGGGCGGCAGCACCAGCTATTACATCACGGCAAGCACATCCCGCGAACTGAAGCCGTCCTCAAGCAGTACCTCGTACCCCTTTTACCTCGGTACGGCAAGCCTTTACTGGCACTACGCCTATCTCGGTTCTGTGCAGGTAAAAATCGGCTCGGGTACAAGCTCGAAAATCGGTTTCTTTGCCGGAACGCCCATCGCACGGCAGACGCTCAGCACCTATTCGCAGAATATGAGTTATTCGGCGGCGACCTCATCCAACTATCTGAAAATTCTGAACAACCTGGTCGGCATCCTTGTGAAATACGGGCTGATCGGCACTTAAGGAGGAAAACAAACATGAAAGTACAACTGAAAGACATCGTTCTGGCGGTTCCAGCGCTGTCCAAGCTGTCTGCCGGAGATCTGCAGCTTCGTCTTGCCTACAAGCTCAAGCGCATGATTACCGCCTTGCAGAAGGAGGCGGATTTCTTTGCCGAACAGCGGCAGAAGATCTTTGAAAAATACGGCACGGCAAAGGAGGACGGCAGCTTTGATTTCTCCGCAGAGAACGAGCCGAAAGCAGCTGCCGAACTGGAGGAACTGTTAGAGATGGAGGTCACGCCGGAGGTGGAAGCTATCGACATTCCCATCACGGAAAATCTGCTGTTATCTGCAAACGACATCGGGCTGCTGATGCCGTTTGTTCATTTTACAGAGGAATAAGGAGGAAACGAATATGAAACAGATTTGGAATGGCATTCAGATTGCGTTCACTGCCTTGGGCGGCTTTCTCGGCTGGTTTCTCGGCGGTGTGGACGGATTTCTGTATGTCCTGATTGCCTTTGTGGTGATCGACTACATCACCGGCGTTCTGTGCGCCATCTCGGACAAGAATCTTTCCAGTGCGGTGGGTTTCAAGGGTATCTGCCGGAAGGTGCTGATTTTCACCCTTGTGGGCATTGGAAACATTCTGGATGTCTATGTGCTCAGTGGAACAGGGGTTCTTCGGACGGCGGTGATTTTCTTCTACCTTTCCAATGAGGGTGTGAGCCTGTTGGAAAACGCCGCGCACCTGGGACTGCCGATCCCCGAAAAGCTTAAAGAAGTGCTGGAGCAGCTGCATGACCGCGCAACCGATGAAAAGGGCGGTGAAGAGTAATGGCTTACACGAACAGCCCTCTGGTATCCTACACCAAGCTCAGCCCGAACCACTCCGGTCAGCGCACCCACAGCATCGACCGCATTACGCCGCACTGCGTGGTGGGTCAGTGCAGTGTGGAAACGCTGGGAAATGTATTTCTGCCGACATCCCGTCAGGCAAGCAGCAACTATGGCATCGGTGTGGACGGTCGGGTCGGGATGTATGTGGAAGAGAAAAACCGCTCCTGGTGCTCCTCCTCCGCAGCCAACGACCAGAGAGCTATCACCATCGAGTGTGCCAGCGACAGCACCGAGCCGTATGCGTTCAAGGATGTGGTGTACCAGCGGCTCATTGAGCTTTGCACCGACATCTGCAAGCGGAGCGGCAAAACCAAGCTGCTCTGGTTGGGCGACAAGAACAAGACGCTGAACTACAGCCCGAAATCCGATGAGATGGTGCTGACTGTCCATAGATGGTTTGCGAACAAATCCTGCCCTGGCGATTGGATGTATGCCCGCATGGGCGATCTGGCAGAGAAGGTCACGGCAGCTCTGGGTGGTGAGGCGAAGCCGGTTGAACTTGTCAATCCCACCGAGGCTATCAAGGTTGGCGACCTCGTGACTATCACGGGCAGCACCTACTATGGCGGCAAAACTATTCCCGGCTGGGTGAAGAAGCTCCGCTGGTATGTGGTCGAGGTCAGCGGCGACCGTGCCGTCATCAACAATGACGAGTCCGGCAGGTACGCCATCATGTCGCCGGTCAAAACCTCTGCGCTTGCTGTGGCAGCCACGAAACCCGCCGAGGACTACCGCGCTCACACCGTGGTACATGGCGACACTCTCTGGGCGATTGCCAAGAAGTATCTCGGCAACGGCAGCCGCTACAAGGAGATTGCCAGCCTGAACAGGTTAAAAAGCAATGTCATTTACAGCGGTATGAAGCTGAAGATCCCGAATAAGTAGACCGAACCTCATCACACGCCCTCTGCGGATTTTCCGTGGAGGGCGTTATTTTTTTGCTCTTTTTTCGTTCAAGATGGCCATTTCCCTCCAGTGGGTAGTGAGAGGAACCCCTCTCGGACTGGAGGACAATCTCATGACAAATGAGCAAAGAGAAAAGATAACGGCCCTGCGGCATCAGGGCTTTGGATATACGGCCATCGCCAACAGCGTCGGACTGTCAAAGGACAGCGTCAAAGCATATTGTCGATCCCACGGCCTCGCCGGTGAGAAGGCAGAGAGCCACAGCCTTGCGGAGGTTCCCACGCAGCTTTGCCTGAACTGCGGCAAAACGCTGATCCAGTTCCCCAGACGGAAACAGAAGAAGTTCTGCTGCTCGGAGTGCCGGACGGCATGGTGGAACGCTCATCCGGAGGTCGTAAAGCAGAAGGCTGTTTATACCTTTAGCTGTCCGGAGTGCGGGAAAGAGTTCACTGCCTACGGAAACGCAAAGCGCAAATACTGCTCCCACGACTGCTATATTGCGGCTCGGTTCAAAGGCGGTGATGCCTGTTGAGCAAGGAGGAACTCCACAACGATATGCTTTATCACGCAGCTATTTCAATGGCGAAATCCATGCTCGAAAAGGGCTTGATCACCGAGGAGGAATACGCTGAAATTGATACAATTCTGCTCGAAAAATACCGACCATATTTGGGTACATTATTATCAGAAAACGCTTGATATTCCGGCCTTTTAGAGTGATATATAGACACTACCGGAAGGAGGGATATCATTGAAAACAGTAGAGAAAATCGAGCGAAAACTGCCGGTTCTGAAAACAAGAAAGCGAGTCGCTGCCTACGCCAGAGTGTCGATGGAATCCGAGCGGATGCAGCACTCACTTTCTGCACAGGTGAGCTATTACAGCGCACTGATTCAAAAGAACCCCGAATGGGAATACGCTGGCGTTTTTGCGGATTACGGGATCTCCGGCACCGGCACCAAAAAGCGTGATGAGTTCAACCACATGCTGGCTGAGTGTGAAGCCGGAAACATCGACATAATCCTCACCAAGTCGATCCAGCGATTTGCGAGGAACACCGTGGACCTTCTGAACACGGTCCGGCACCTGAAGGAGCTCGGCATTGAGGTTCGCTTCGAGAAGGAAAAAATCAATTCCTTGAGCGGCGACGGAGAGCTGATGCTTTCCATCCTAGCTTCCTTTGCACAGGAAGAAAGCCGCAGCATTTCGGAGAACGTCAAGTGGGGTACGATCAAGCGGTTCAAGCAGGGCATTCCTAACGGCAAGTTCAGTATTTTCGGATATGAGTGGCAAGACGACAAGCTGGTCATCATACCGGAGGAAGCTGAGATCATCCGCTGGATGTATGCAGAGTACATGAAAGGTGCATCCCGAATTGAGATCGGCAGAGCCCTGATGGACCGAGGCATTTATACCCGGCAAGGAAAGCCGTGGGTGGATTCCAATGTAAAGGTTATCTTGACGAACATCACCTACACCGGGAACATGCTTTTCCAGAAGGAATACTGCGAAGACCCCATCACCAAACACCGCAGAAAGAATTACGGCGAGCTCCCACAGTACTTCGTCGAGGATACCCATGAAGCCATCATCCCGATGGATGAGTGGCAAGCGGTACAAGACGAGTTCAAACGCAGACGGGATCTTGGCCCCTTCGGAAACAAGTCGCTGAAGCTCTCAGCCTTCTCCACCAAGATCACCTGCGGCTGCTGCGGCAAGCACTATCGCCACAGCGGAAAGCGAAACACCGCCGGTGAGGTTTATTACATCTGGACCTGCCAGACAAAAAGCCAGAAAGGTGCGTCGGCTTGCCCCTCAAAAAACATACCGGAGAAGATGCTCCAGAATACCGCAGCGGAGGTGCTGGGCCTTTATGAGTTTGACGAGGACGTTTTCAGTCAGCAGATCGAGGAAGTCATCGTTATCGGAGACGATACCTTGACCTTCCGCTTTTACGACGGCCACGAGGTCACCACCAAATGGCAATCTACCGCCAAGACCGACTGGTGGACAGACGAGCGCAGGAAGCTCTGGGGAGAACGGCACAAGCGCAAGGATACCAATCCGAACCGGAATACCTTCTACGAGTTCACCGGATTCATAAAATGCGGCTGCTGCGGAGCCAATTACCGCTGCCAATCCGGAAAGCGTAAGGACGGCACCCCGACACGGTCTTGGTATTGCACCGGTCCACGTTCCGAATGTCGGAATCCGGCTATCAGGGACGACACCATGAAGCGGCTGGTAGCCGACGTTCTCGGCCTTGACGAGTTCGATGAGGCTGCGATGGACGCCCGGATTGAAAATGCCACGATCCTCGACCATACGGTTACATTCCATTTCCGGGACGGCCACACCGAGTCCAGAGCCTTCTTGGATAAGCGGCACGGCACTCCTTGGACCGAGGAACGGCGAGAAAAAGCCAGAGAATCCATGAAGGCCGCTTGGACAGACGAGCGCAGGGAGGCAATGAGTGAGAGAATCAAGAAAATAAGGAGCGAAAAGAAATGGCCAAATCCGTAACCACAATACCGGCGACGCTGTCACGCTTCACGGCGGCACCGATCAACAGCACCAAGAAGCGACGTGTGGCGGCCTACGCTCGTGTCAGCACAGACAACGAAGAACAGCTGACCAGCTATGAAGCGCAGGTCGATTACTACACCAACTACATTCAAGGACGGGATGATTGGGAGTTCGCCGGTGTCTATACCGACGAGGGTATCACCGGGACGAACACCAAAAAGCGTGAGGGCTTCAAAAGCATGGTGGCCGACGCCCTCGCCGGGAAGATCGACCTGATCATCACAAAGTCGGTCAGCCGTTTTGCCAGAAACACGGTTGACAGCCTTACCACCATCCGCTCCCTGAAGGAACACAACGTGGAGTGCTATTTTGAGAAAGAAAACATCTGGACCTTCGATGGCAAGGGCGAGCTGCTGCTCACAATCATGTCCTCGCTGGCACAGGAAGAGTCCAGATCCATTTCCGAGAACTGCACATGGGGCCAGCGGAAGCGTTTTGCAGACGGCAAGGTCACAGTCCCGTACAATCGGTTTCTGGGCTACGACATGGGGCCTGACCACAACCTCGTGGTGAACCCGGAACAGGCCAAGCTAGTCAAACGCATCTATGGAATGTTCCTGCAAGGTCAGTCGCCGTTCCAGATTGCCCGGACGCTGACCGAAGAAGGCATTCCTTCACCCGGTGGCAAGGACCACTGGAACCCCAGCAACATCAAAAGCATCCTCACAAACGAGAAGTACAAGGGCGATGCGCTGTTACAGAAGACCTTCACAGTCGACTTCCTGACCAAGAAGAAAAAGGCCAATGAGGGCGAAATCCCGCAGTACTATGTCAAGGATAATCATGAGGCCATTATCGATCCAGAGACCTTCGAGATGGTGCAGACCCTGATGGCCACCCGCAAAAAGGGCCGGAACCGCAAGAGCTCGGTCAGCATTTTTTCCAGCAAGGTTAAGTGCGGCGATTGCGGCAGCTGGTACGGGCCGAAGGTCTGGCACAGCAACGACGCCTACCGGAAGGTCATCTGGCAGTGCAACCACAAGTTCGACGGCCAGAAATGCGCCACCCCAACACTCACCGAGGATGAAATAAAAGAACTGTTCCTCTGGGCCGCCAATCAGGTAATTGACCAGAAGGAACAGTTTATAGCCATATACAAGCAGGTCCTTTCAAGGAGCCTCGATACCACGGCCCTTGAGAGTGAGCTTTCGGATCTGGAAGCTGAGATCAACATTGCTGCCGAGCTCATTGATGAGTGCATCAAGGAAAATGCTCACGTAGCCATCGATCAGGCTGAATACCAGAAACGCTACGATGGTCTGGTAGCTCGGTTCGATAAGGCCAAGGCCAGACACACCGAGGTCACTGACCTGATTGCCGAGTGCACGGCCAGAAGGCACCAGATCGAAACCTACCTGAGAGAGCTGCGGAACCGGGAGCCGCTGACGGAGTTCCGGGAAACAGACTGGCTGGCGATGGTGGACTACATCACCGTCCACAGCAAGAACGACATTCGGGTGACCTTCAAGGACGGTACCGAGATCAAGGCATAAGCCCATAGACGCAGCAACGCCTCTGAACCACATCGGCTCGGAGGCGTTTTTGTTATACATTGATCTTTTTTATCTTGCCCATAGGGGTAGCAGCATCTTTATCGAACAGAACAACATTTTTTCCTTCCGAGAATACTGTGCTCGAATAAATGATACCCGCATATCCAAGAGATAAAAAGTATTGGGCCATGCACTGGAAAGGCGAATACATGAGTTCTTTGTCTTCAGTTTCCACAGGAACAAAAATCTGTTTTGATAGCAGCCTTGCATAAGTATAAGCTGCCCACCGTGTAAACTTCTCCTTAATATCGCTGACATCTGGCGTTTTGGCATATCCTTTACGCATAATGCTGTCTACAGCCTTCTTTACTTCACGGTTACGAATTTCATCGGCTGAATTCTCAAGTTGCCTGTTTAGATCTTCATATAGAACATCTTCTGCTATCGTGAGGTCAACAAGCGTTTTTTCTGAATAATCCTCGTTAAGTTTGAACTGACACAAACCGAACAGTTCACCTGCTTCAGCTCGACATTCTTTTAAGGCACAAGTCTCAGCAACGCACGGATCGCCTATGGCCAAATACAACCATTCTACTCCCGGAGGGCTAAACCGGTTGTGCTTCGTTATATAGTCCTTGTTTGGTATAAATCTGCTATACGTTGGATCGGGATCAGCGGGACGAAGTCTTCCTGCTCTCATTAGAGTCGTGGGGCAGGCTAATATGCTTTCTGCTGATATATCAAAAAAAGGATGACAGTGTGAAAATAGATCATCAAAAACCTTTAAGAATGTAGTGTTTGCTTTTGCAGCATCAAGCTCGTTGTATGAAAAAACACCTGTGGCTAAAGCTGAACGAAAATCCTCCCATGTTCGCTGAATGGTTTCTTCACTTTTGGAAATGTCAGAGAATTCAAAAAGACTCATAGTTTTAAACCGTCTCCTTGTTCTGTGATTTTCGGCAGGATCTCCAGAAAGTGCTGACCGATCTTTTCTGCGTCATAGCCGTTGGCCTCGCAGATGAACCGGACGGTATCCGGCAGCAGGATGTGGCCCTTCGCTTTCTCCGCTTTGTATTTCTGCCACTCTTCGTATTCCTTGTTTGTGATTTGCTTCATGGCGATTACCTCAAAAAATGAACCTATAGCAAAGCTATTCTGATTCCTACAACTCCGTATTTCTGCTGATTATCTTTTGAATAGTACATGTTCATATCGTCGGGCGAGGCAGTTTCAATATCAGCTTCAGTGTAACCGCACTCCAGAAGCGAAAGCTCTTTATACAACGACTCAAAAGAATCAAAGACATATTGCGCACTTACTTTTGCGCCGATTTTTTCGCCGGTCTCAGTATTTGAAAATTCAATTATGTCTCCGATCTGGATTTTTCTTCTTTTCTCGTCGAACAGCCGAAGCTCTATTGTTTTTGTACCTTCTTTAATCATTTGAAAAGGAGACGGTATCAGCTGCATTGAGTGTGTCAT